GAAAAAGGCTTTAGATTTGCTCGGTATTGATTCATCTCAGGATGGACATTACTTAAAATTCCCTTGCGAGTGCGGAAAACAAATGTCTCTCAAAATGCACGGAGAAAAGAAAAACCTTTTTTACTGCAACGGATGCAAGAAAGCCGGACACATTATCGGGCTGGCAATGAACAAGAAAGAGATAGGCTGGGAGGAAGCCAAAAATCTTTTATCCAAAGCGATCATTGTCCAGGAAGCTATCAGCAAAGAACTTACTCTCAAATATGAATTGGAATATCGAAAAGAGCTGGAGCAATTAGGACTGGACGAAGATTTTTGCAAGCGGATGGAAATAGGCTATCCGAAAGGAAAGACAATGCTTTCTGGATGCCTTACTTTTACCATTTGGAACGAGGAAGGAGTAAAAGTGGCTTATGTCGGGGTTAAAGACGAAAAGGTTAAATACCATAAGTCATTTAATCCAGAGTTTTATCTTTATCCTTACTGTTGCCTGGATAAATCAAAGCCGGTTGTTATGTATCGGAGCTGGTTAGACTGTATTACCGGAATTGCCAGAGGCGAACAGACTTTATGGAATTTTAATCTTCCATATCTCTCCGCCAGACATATCAAACTTCTTGAAGAATTTGATGAAGTCGGATTTGCCGGATTTGAAAGCGAAATTAAAAACATAATTTCTCAATTCAATTCGAACAGATTGCTTCGTCTGGTCAGAATAAAGTAAAACAAAAAGCCCCAAGCTTATCTAAGCAAGGGGCTTCTTTTTTTTGTTTTTGTATTTGTATTTAAACTTGCAAGTTATCCACACATTAGGGGTTATTGACAGTAAGCAATTTTCTATTTAAAATTATATGGAGGTAATAATATTTTTTACATCTGATAAATAATTCAATGTTTTATCAGTATTCGGGGTTCCATTATGAGACATTATTGCACCGTCAATAGAGCCGGTGATTTTTTCGTATTTGATTAATCTTTTAACAGTCCATCTAGTAGAACAAGCTAAATCCTTTGCACATTCATCGCTCACTTCTGTTTCAGGAGTCCAACGCCTATTAATCTGATAACATCCAATGCTAGGATGAGTAAAATCTAAATCTCCAATCCGATTACAATCTCCTTGAGTTTCTTTCATAAACATTCCATACAAAATTTTCCAATCAATACTACCAGAATTATCCCTAATTATTTTTTGAGCATCTGTAAGATTTTCGGAAGGAGGGATTTCTCCCTCCCCCACAGTTAATTCCTTTTCCCCAGAATCCACAGCCGGAGCCATAGAAGCGTTAGCGGTATCAGAATTAGATATACTTAGCACCACATTTTTAGTGGCATAAATATCAACAGTTTTAAGATATTCAATCAAGCAATTTAACAAGAATAATACGGAAAGCAAACAGAGGATTTTAATGGTAAGTCTATGAATGAATTGTTTTATTTTATTTTTGCGCATTTATTTACATAACTATCACCCGTTAGCTATCTTATTGAATTACTTTACTATTATACACCCCCTATAAGTATTTGTCAATAGGCAGTTATCCACAGTCTCATAAAAATATGAATATAGATGTCGGATCAAATTTAACTTCTCTGGGATTCACTTGGTTATTTCTCCATTACCTTCTCCAATTCATAATTGGAATAATTTTATTAGCTGTATCAGTTATCGGAGGTATTTATTTATATAATAAATTGAATGTATTTTCTCCAATATCAATTACTAAAAATGATTTTATATTAGGTCTGATAATAGCGGGGATAATAGTGATTTTAATAGGGCTTTAACATTTTTTAGGCGAAGTTCTAAGGAACAGCGAAAGGCGGAATCGGCACAATTAAGCCAAAAACAAAAAATAGCATTTTATAATTCCGCCTAAAGGATATTAAATATATGACAGCAGGAAGACCAACATCATATTCAGAAGAAATAATTGAGAAAGCTAATAAATACATCGATCAATCTAAAGATACAGATATTCAAGTTATTAAACAGTCTAACGCTGAAAAAGGCTATGAGATGTATGAAAACAAACTCAAAGTAAATATTCCGACCATTGAAGGTTTAGCGGTTTATTTAGGTGTAGCAAGAAGCACAATTTACGAATGGCAAAAAGAACATAAGGAATTTTCGGACATTTTAGAGAAATTGCTTGCAATTCAAGCAGAGAGATTAATGAATAACGGTCTTTCTGGAGATTATAATTCGACAATAGCCAAAGTTATTTTAACAAAGCACGGTTATGTAGATAAACAGGAGTCAGATGTGAATTTGAAAGGAAAAATAAGCCTCTCTAAATTATTTGATGAATCAAAGGAAAATGAATGATGTCGAACTATACAGACAATTTCAAAAATCACCGATATTTTTTATAGAGAAAATGTGGAATCTTTTTCCACAAAAAAAAGACGAGAAGTTCATTAAAGGAAAACATTTCACTTGGCAACAGCACGAAATACTTCTAGCGATTGAAAATGCCATTCAAGGAAAAGGAAAGAAAAGAATATCTGTCAGGTCAGGCCACGGAATAGGCAAGACTGCGGTTCTTTCCTGGATTCTTATTTGGTTTTTATTCTGCTTTAAGAATGCTCAAATCCCCGCCACCGCTCCAACCTCAGATCAAATCCACGACATTCTTTGGAAAGAAGTAAAACTTTGGCTGGACCGAATGCCCAAAGAGATATCCGAATTATATGACCATACTTCAGGATATGTCAGGATTAAAGAAGCCCCGGACACTTGGTTTGCCAGAGCCAAAACCGCACGGAAAGAAAACCCCGAAGCCTTAGCCGGAGTTCACGGAGAATTCGTTTTATATCTTATAGATGAAGCTTCAGGAGTGCCAGAAGAAATATTTAACACCGCTGAAGGAGCTTTAACGGGAGAAAATGTTTTAGTTATAATGATTTCCAATCCTACGCGCTTAATCGGATATTTCTACGATTCCCACCACAAAGACAAAGAGAACTGGGAAACGCACAATTTCAGCTCGATGGATTCTCCGATAGTCGATGAAGAATATGTTGCCAGGATTATCGCCAAACACGGAGCGGACAGCGACGAATACCGAATCAGAGTTTTAGGAGAATTCCCCCGCGAAGATACGATGGACGACAAAGGCTATATCGCCTTATTCAGTGAAAAAGATATCAATGTTTCATTAACAGAAGATTTCATCGGTGAAAAAAGAATGGGAATTGACCCATCAGGCGAGGGAGATGATAAAACAGTTTGGGTAGTTAGAGACAATTTCAAAGCTAAGATAGTCGCAGTTGAAAAGATTTCCAATCCTTCCAGCATTGCTCAAAAAACACTTACCTTAATGTCTCATTACCAAGTCAAAGAAGAAAATATATTTTTAGATAATTTTGGAGCCGGAGCGAATGTCGCTCAAGAATTGGCTCTAGCAGGAAAGAGAATCAGAGCTTTGAATGTCGGAGAAAAGCCGGATGATGAAGAAATGTTTTTAAATAAAAGAGCGGAAGGATTTTGGAGACTTAAGCAATGGTTTAGAAAAGGCGGTGAATTGGTTGACCACGAAGGCTGGGATGAACTCTTAACTATTCGCTACCGTAAAGAACTTTCCAATAAAATGAAAATAATGGGCAAACTGGAAATGAAGAAAGAAGGTATCAAATCCCCCGATCACGTTGACGCCTTAATGATGACTTTCATTGAAAGAGAAACAGGAAAGCGCCCTAAAAAACCAAGAAAACACATTCCTAAATCAATAATTGGAATTTAATGGCAAAAAAGAAAACAAAGGAGCAAACAAAAATAAACGACATAGTTTCCAAGATTGAAGCGTCCGAGTCGTTTTTAGCTTCTCCAATGGTAAGTTGGACGCGTTATTATAAACTGTATCGTTGTTTTATTGATGACAATAAATGGCCTACCAAAACCAAGATTTTTAATCCTTATGTTTTTTCGGCGATTGAAACTCATACCTCAAAATCAGTAGCCACTAAGCCGGACGGAGAATTTATCCCAACACAAAATGCAAGTGGAGACCCACAAAAAGTCGGATTATCTTTTGACCACTGGTGGAGACTTGACCGAGGAACATTCAAAGCCCAGTCAATGTTTAAAAAAGGTTTGATGTATGGCTCTGCAATGGCCAGAGTATTCTGGAAATTCAGAACAGGAAATCTTAATGGAAAAAAACAAATTTTAGACGACAGACCTTCTTTTAGAATCAACAGATTGGAAGATGGTTTGTGTGGTTTTGACCCAGAAGCCGACAGTTGGGAAAATTCCAGATACGCTTGGGAAAAATATTACATATCAAAACAGGAACTTCTTGACTGGCAAAAAGGACCGGAAGCCGAGACTTTTGATAAAAATAAACTGAAAGAAGCTATCGAAACATTCGAGAAAAACGCTTACGATAAAGATGTCATTAAATCAGAAAAATTAAGAGTTAGTGGTTCACAAAATGTCAAAGACGACACTATCAAGAAGGTTGAATGTATTTACCTTGAAGATTATGAAACAGGAAATGTCATTACCTTAATTGGTAGAAAATACATTATCCGCGAAACCCCAAATCCAAATCCTTTTGAACGCTCATTCGTTTTCTTGGTTGATACGATTGTCCCTTCAGAAGTTTTAGGAATGGGAGAAGTCGAGCCGGTCGAAAGATTGCAACACGGACTTAATCTTATTCAAAATCAAAGACGAGACAATGTTGAAGCTATTTTAAAACATCAATGGTTAGTTGGAGATAAAGGAGATATTGATGATGATGAATTAGTGGACGAACTAAACGGTATTATTCACGCTTCCGATATCAACCAAGTCAAAGCGTTATTCAAGCCTAATGTCACAGGAAGCGCTTTTGAAGAAGAAGTGTCTATCAAGCAGGATATTCAATCAGCTTTAGCTATTACAGACGCTTCTAAGGGAAATTCAGCTAATCTCGATACTGCCAAATCAGGACGCGCTTTAGCTTTATTACAAAGCGCGGCAGACGCCAGAGTCCAAGCTAAACTTCAGCTTTTTGAAATTATGTTTATTAAGGAAATAGCTGAAAAATTTCAAGCTTTGGCTTCTATATACCAAAAAGAACCATTGAAAGTTATGGATGCCGGAGAAGAGATTGAAATTTCACCAGAAGAATTGAAAGGAATATTTAATTATTATGTAGAATCAGGCTCAACTACTCATACTGACAAAACCCAAGCCAAAGAAGAATTTTTAACCTATATGGATAAGCTTATAGCTTTAGCGGATAAAAAGATTGCTCAATTAAATCCTCCGGTTAATCCAGTAACGGCTTCAGCTCAACCGCCAATGCCTGGACAACTTCCAATGCCTGGGCAAATGCTACAGCCAACTCAAGTTATCAATTACGATAAAATGGCGGAAAAGCTTTCAGAGAAATACGGAGTTAAGGATTGGAGAGAAATTTGGGTAGTGAATGAAGAACAAAAACAAGAAACACAAGAAATTAAAGAGATGCTTCCTAGTATTGAAGAATCTGAAAGAGCCAGAGATTATGGAGAAGGAGAAATGCTTCCTCCAGTTGATTTACCGGATATGCCAAAGGCTGAAATTCCAAATTCAGGAGGATCAGGAGAGATGTTGCCATCAATAGATTAAAATTATGGAACAAGAAAAAAAAGAAACTGAAATTTTAAAGAAAGCCAAACAAGCTGAAAATCTTTTAGCCAATAAAGACTGGAAACTTATCAATGAATGGATTAACAACAGCAAAGATAGGATAGGTAGATTCACTGCTTTAGGAATTAAAGATAGTAATGTTTATTGGACTTATGTCGGCAAATACCAAATGATATTGGATTTTGAATCATATTTAAAACGCTTAATTGATAAAAAAAATGGAATTATCAAAAAAAGGAATGCTTCCAGCGATAAACATAACAGTTAATGTTTCCAGTAATGATATCTCCGAAGCTATCCAAAAAAAACCTATTGATAAGGACAAGCTTATTAAAGTTAATGAGGAAATTCTGAAAATGATGAAGAAAGAAAAAGAGCCTGTTTTTACCAGAGGAAATGCTGAAACTAAAGCAGAAAATTTTATTAAATAATTATGGAGGAAAGAAAACCAATCAAAGAAAAATCAAAGCCTATAATAATTCAAAGAGCCAGAGGACATAAACACCAATGGCAGGATGAAGGCAGTCAGGAAAATGGATTACGCGCTTATACCTGCAAGATTTGCGGTTATGGACTCTTGATTGATGAAAAGGTGGACTCGATTGCAAATTACTAAGTTAATAATTTTAAATGTGTTTTTACCGAGGCAGGAAACCTCGTTAAAAACCGTCAAAAACACATATGTCAGAAAATGACAATGGCGCAGGCCAAGTGCCAGCAGGAGAAGGAACTCCTACTACCCCGCCAGTAGAAAACAACCAGCCAGGACAAACTCCTGAACCGGGAGGGAACCCGTCACCAACACCAGAAGGAAGTCCTGAAGGGAGCGTTCCTAAAACCATTCCTTATGAACGGTTTAAGGAAGTAAATGACAAATACCAAGAGCTTAACAGCCGATGGGAATCAGTCGCTCCGATCATTGAAAGTCTAAGACAACCTCAAAAGCCCGATGAGGTTGACCCCAGCCAATTTCAATCCGTAGAGGAATATAACGCCTATATGGATAAGAAAATGTCTGACAGGGAAAAAGTTCTCGAACAAAAATTCGAGACTAAAATGGAGGCTGAAAGAAAGTTGGTTGAATTACGGGAAACATATCCCGAAATGAAAACCGACCCAGTGTTTCGCGATTTTGTAATTTCTAAAATGCACCAGAATCCAGGAGTCGATGTTATGACCATCGCCAAAGGAGTTAAGGATTATTTTAGTCAATTTGAATCTCGCGGACGAGAAGCCGCTAAAAAAGAATTTCTCGAAAAAGGAGGCTTTCAAGGAAAGTCCGAAGGCAATCAGCCATTTGCTGAATCTGATGAAGATAAAGCATTGAAAAATGCAATCATCAATGCCGGAGGAAAAAAAGGGCGTTTCTAATAAATAATTTAAACCCAAATGCCTACAATGATTACTGGCGCACGGGATACCAATAACATATTGTCCGCTAAAAGAGTGGTCGATATGTCGAATGAAATCGCTTTATTGGAACCTGATGCCGCTCCTCTTACCGTCTTAATGAAACGCATAGACGGCAAGAAAAAAATCGCCATCAATCCAAAATATAATTGGATGGAAGACGAATTAGCTCCCCGCTGGGACGCTATTAACTTCTCAACTGGCTATACAGCCGGCGACACTTCTATTGTCGTTGACAATGGTAGCTACTTTAAAGTTGGGGATGTTATTAAGAGTCCAACTTCAGGAGAGCAAATGTTGGTCACTGCTGTTTCCACAAACACTTTGACTGTAACGAGAGGCTGGGGAAATACTTCTGCTGACACTTTGTCTGATAATGACAAAATCACTATTTTGGCAAACGCTTCAGCTGAAGGTTCTTCCGCTCCAACTGTTAAAACGACCAAAGAGGTCGAAAAGACCAACTATATCCAGACTATCCGAACTCCGTTCGAAGTCACTGGAACTGAGGACGCTTCTGAAATGTATGGTGGAAAAGATATCACTTACCTTCAGAAGAAAATGGGAATCGAACACAAGAGAGACCTCGAAAGAGCTTTATTGTTCGGTGAACCTAAAGAAGACCTTACCGGAACGACTCCAAGAAGATTTACCGGAGGACTTAACTACTTCATCACGACTAATCGTCAAGATGCAAGTGGAACACTTACGGAAGCAGAATTTGAAACATTCTGTGAAACTATTTTCCGTTATGGTTCTAAGACTAAGCTTTTATTAGCTTCGTCAAAAGTTATCTCTGCTATCAATTCTTGGGCTAAAGGTAAGCTTCAAACAGTTCCTAAGGATGAAACTTATGGAATTGACGTGAAAGAATATTTATCAGGACACGGAACTTTGCTTGTTGTTAAACACAACTTGCTTGAAGAATCCTATGCCGGATATGCTTTCGCGGTTGATACCGAGTATATCAAGATGAGGACAATGCAAGGTCGAGACACCAAGCTTAAAACAAATATTCAAGCTAATGATGCTGATACCAGAAAAGATGAATATATGACTGATATCGGCTTCCAACTTGAATTGGAAAAAGCACACGGCGTTCTCTACGGAGTTACTTCGTTCTCTGCTTAATGGTTTGCTGGGGTTTTCTGGGACTACGGATTACCCCAGCCCAGTAGTCCAAGGCATTAAATAGTAATTTAAACTTATGAAGTTTTTATCAAGGTGGAAAGAACACCGCATCGTAATCAAACCCGCTTATTATCGGGAAGTGGACTCAAAAGCAATTTTGGTCCAAGGAAAAGCTATCCAGTTTCACGACAATGAATTTATAACTGAAGATCAGGAAGAAATCGACTTTCTAAAGAAACACCGCGAATTTGGGACAATCATTCACGAAGTTCCAAGTGGTGATGAAATAAATGCCGGAATTCTGAAAATAGCTGAAGAAATCGAACAAAAGAAATCCGTTAAATTCAAGGGAGATAAAGAAGAAGTTTTCAAATGCGATGTTTGCGGATTTATCGCTAAATCAAAGATAGGATTAACTGCCCATAAAAAGACACACAAATGATATTCAACTCAATCTATCCACAATTAAGAATTGGAAGAATTGAGGGTGTAATTCAATTTGATGGCGGTCAATATATTACTGACAAAGAAGATGAAATAAAGTTCCTTAAAGAACATAAAGATTTTGGGAGAATTTTCAAAACTGAAGAAGAATTGAAAATTAACAAAGAAAAGCCGAAAAATATCCCTCTTATTTCCGTCATTATCCCTTCCCGAGTAGGCGAAAAACTGGAATGTATCCCATCCTTAGAGACACAGACTTACAAGAATTTGGAATTGATAATCGAATATGATTACAACCAGGAAGGAGCATCTATTGTCAGAAATAGAGGCGTTAAAAAAGCCAACGGGAAATACGTCCTGTTTTGCGACAATGACCTTGAGCTTGAGTCGGATGCCATTGAAAGTCTTTACAACACCATCAAGGATAAAAAAGTTGATTGGGCTTTCGGAAAGTTTATCTGGGATGGAACTGAGTTCTTAAACGGAAAAAACCCTGTCCCCCCAAAAAACAAGTTTTCCGAAGAATATATTAAATATTTTTTTGGAGTATCTTGTTTCTCGCTGATAGACGCCAAATGCAAACCGCTTTTCGATGAAAAACA